AATGAAATGTTTGATGAAAATATTATATTGCAATCACCAAAAGCAGAAAAGAACTTAAAAGGAAAAACTATTTATGAGCCATTTTTTAGAAAGAATGCAGAGATTGTTAAGCCAAGTGCACCAATTGAACAAGTACAACCTACAACAGCTAATGAATTTGAAATAGCAGATAAATTAACACCTATAGAGCAAAACTTTACAGATGGTACAGGTGGTAGAAAAATGCAAGATAAATTTAAAGGTAAGTCTACTATGGAACTTATCATGTCAGGAGATAGAACTAGAACTACTAGAGCTAAAACTGACATACAAAGAATGGTTAAAGACTATGGTTTATCTAAAATATCTGATCTTGTTGGTAAAGTTATAAGAATGACTGATAAAACAGGAAGAAATGCATACACTAGAGTTACTAAAGTTGTTCCATTTACGCAAGAGTATCAAGATGCTACTTGGGAAAAAGAAGGTTGGATAAAGTCTGTAACCGATAAACATGTTGGTGATTATCCTTATGCTATAGAATTTGAGGTAGTAGAAAGACCTCAAACTATTACACCTAAAAAAGAAGAAGCTAAAGAAAAAGAAAAGAAAGAAATGAAAAATCCATCAGATTTTATAGGATATTCTGGAGCTGCTATTGGAAGTGATAAATTATGGTCTTTAATAGGAAAAATATTCGGAATTGGAAAACAAGTAGATTACACACCAAATGACTTACAAAAATTAACAGAAGAACAAAGAAAAGAAGTTGAATCTGCTTATTTAAAAGCTGTTAAAGATTTAGGTAGAGGTGTAATGAAATACAATTGGGCTAATCCTCAAAAAGAAGATTATCGTGGAGGCCTTGTTAGAAGGGATTATTTACAAGCAAAAGCCGGAGATGCTGTATTTGCAATAAGTGCTATTATTGAGCCAGGACAAAAAGACAAAACCGGAGTTTATGTGAACAAAACAAAAAATCAAGTTGTTGATGGAGGTACTGCATATGCTGTTCAAATGGCTATTAATTTAGGCAAACCTGTTTATGTTTTCGACCAATTAAAAAACAAGTGGTTTGAATGGAATGGTAAATCATTCTCGGAAATAGGCACTCCTACACTTACTCCTAAATTTGCAGCAGTTGGTACAAGAGAAATAAATGATGCTGGAAAACAAGCAATACAAGATGTTTATGAAAATACTTTTGGAACTCAAAAAATAGAAATCCCGAAACGTACAGATGAATTGTCGAAAATAGATGCTAAAAACTTTGAAATCCTTGTACGCATCCTTTCAGATGTAAATAATTTGAATCAAAGACAAAAAGATGCATTAAAAGATGTAAATTTGAAAACTTTGAAACCCACAGCAGGGAACTTCGGTTTACTGCAAAAAATTAAATGTTTATAATGAATACATGTCCAAATTTATCTTCGCCAGAGTTTAAGGCATTACTCAAAACGCTACAAGGCGATGAGGATTTAGCTATTTTACTTTACAATAAATACGATGGTGTTATCCCAAAAAACATATTAAATGCACATGCATCTTCATTTAGTTCTAAAAGAAAGGGGAAAGCACCCAAAAGAAGAATTAATCAAAAGATGGATATTGTTGTAGCTGCAATGAAGAAGGTAACTGATTTGATTGACTTTGAGCCAATCAAACACGTTTATTCTTATGCAGGTAAAAAGCTAAAATCTGTTACTGATACTATTGATAAGTTTCCTGCTTACGAATACACTGGTGTTGAACGCGATGAATATGAAAAAAATTCAAAGTTAGGTTCTGCAATGCACAAGGTCATGGAAGATATTATCAATGGTGTTGATAAGGAGCAGATGGATAAGTCCTTTACTACTGAAGAAAACTTTGATAAATTCTATAATGCTATTGAAAAAATAGTAGAACGTATTAAGCAAGATGGAACGGTTGTGTCGGAGATACGAATAGGAAACACAAAGAATGCTATTGCAGGAACTATTGATATTGCTGTATTTAGAAAAGATGGTTCGGTGGATATTTATGATTTAAAAACATCTATTCATTCAACTGAAAACAAAGCACTATATCGTAACAATTACAAAGGAAAAGCATCAAAAGAAGATAAGCATGGCTTACAGTTAGCTACATATGCAAAGATGCTTGAGATGGGAGATAGCGAGTTAGGGATGATGAAGTTGCGTATTGGTACATTGACTATCATTCCTTTTAACATTACTATTGAAGGAGATATGGTATCTGACATTACAGAAGAAACGCCTATTCCTTTATCGTATTCTAAGTATGAGTCTGAAACATCACTTACATTACCAAATCAACCTATCTATGAAGAAAAGGTTGAAATGGATGATGCAAAGGAAATATTTTATAGAACTTTTCATAAAAGCTTAGAAAGTTGGGCCGAAGCAAATTATGCCTGGTACCGTAAAGATACTTTGCAAAAAGAACTTGATGAATTGGTTAAAAAGAAAGACGAAGCAGAATTTTCTCCTGACTTTAAAGGCGATAGAGATGCAACAATAAAAGAACTTGAAAAGAAGATTGCGTCATTCACAGAAAATAGAGCACGATTAGAAGAAGGATATGATGCATACAAAGAAGCATTTGCACGATTAGAACAGTTCTATGCTAACTTAAATATTGATGAAATTACAGATGTTGATGTTCTTAAAAAGTATTTGAATGACTTTGCTCACTTTGATCCACAGGCAAAACGTAAACTTGACCGATTACAAAAGCATTTAATTAAAAAGATTATTGACTTGCAAGTACAGGTTATCAAGAATAAGCACGAGGATTTTGAATTTGATGTAAGCACATCAAAAGATTTAAAAGAACGCGATTATTTCTTAAAAGCATTGTCTGACTTTTCAGAAGAATTTCCAGAGATGCAGTACTTCGCAAAAGAATATGAAAGCACTTATATTAAAATGCTTGAAGAACGTAATGCTATGCTTAAAAAGTATGAAGCTGTTGGTAAAAAAGTTGTTCAAGAGTACAATAAAAAGAATGGTGTTGTTGGTAATGTAATAGACTTTCTTAATCCGCTTGTAAGTAATGCTAAGTACTTTGAGTTTATGGATGCTGGTAAAGGGAAAGCAGTTACTAAAAAAGATGCAAAGTATCAGCAATTAACTAAAGCTCAACAAGAGTTTGTAGATATTGTCGAAGAATTAAATAAACAATACGAATCACAAATTACTCAAGGTAATGGAAATGTTGACTTAAGCCGACTTATTAAAGTTGAGCGTACATTTGGAGAGAATTGGAAAGAAGATGGCTTATTTAGAGCATTTGCTAATTACATTGGTAGTGATAACTACAAACAACGTGCTATTCGTATCAAAGACGAAAAAGGAAGCATTAGGTCTTACGGAGAAATAGAAGCAGAAATTCAAGCTAATATTGCATCAAAAAAGATAAGTAAAATTTCGGGATTAGTTGAAATTGCTAAATTAAAGCGTAAAGCAATAAAGCAAATTGATACAGGAAAACATGCGGATGGAGAAAAATTTAATTTGCATGATCGTTCAGAATTTGAAATAAATGCTCATGGGCAACTGCGTTCAAAATTTCATCACAAGCAAGGAAATATCAATTATACAAAAGATTTTTATCGTGCTTATATGGAGATGTTTACTGAAATGAACTTCATTAAGCACATGGAACCTGTATTGCCAATGATTGAAGCACTTGAAGTTTATAATCAAACTGCTGCAGATGGTTCTGAACGTAAGAATATGTTAAAATACCTTGAAGTATTTAAGAAAGGTAATATATTAAGAGAGCAAATGTCGGTTGCTGGCAGAGATGTTGACAGTTTCATTCGTTTCTTTAGAAAACTTACTCATTTAAGGGTAATGGCTTTCAATATACCAGCTTCGATATTCAACGTAATTATTGGTAAATACAATCAATATCGTGGTGATTTGTTACCAAACCATTGGAAAGGGGAAAAGCGTTATTGGGGTGATATGAAAAAGACAAAAGCTATCATTGAGAAATATCAAGCGGTATCTATTGACTTTGATTACAATCCAGCTAACCACGTAGGTTCATTCTTTGATATGTTAATGTTTGGTGCTACACGTTTAGGCGAGCATTACATTCAAGGTGCTGGTGTTGTTGGTCAAATGAAAGAGGAATGGGATTGGATTGATGAAAATGGAAATGTTACCGGTAAGGATGCTCAAGAAATAGAGAAGCGCGAAGCTATCCTACGTGATAAAATGCAAGAGTATAAGAAAAAAGTTCGTGATATTCAAGGTAAGTACTCCGATGAAGATAAACGTGGATTTAGCCACTTTGAAGTAGGTAGAGCTATCATGCAGTTTAAAGTGTGGATGCCAGATGCAATCAATGACCGTTTCTCTAAAAAATACATTGACATCCATGGTAATGTTCGTCAAGGAACATTCAACTATCTTTTCAAGCAAGGATTTTCAGATTTGAAGTATCAATTATTGCACCCTAATAAAGACTTTTGGACAAGCGACAAGCCGAATGATGTGTTATTAAGAAGAAACATACGTTCTTTTGTTGCCTTTACATCTATGCTTGCATTGTACGCTGCGGTTGCAGATGATGATGATGAAGAAAGCAAATGGATTGCAGATAAACTAAATAAGGTTATAACTGATATGTCTTTTGGATTAAATTTGGATGGTGCCGAAGCTACATTAAAAAGTCCAATTCCTTTTACTGGTACAATAATGAAATCGTTGGAAGCTGTTGAAAGTGTTATTTTCTTACAAGAGAATAGAAATGGATTTACAGCACCTAAAAAGGTACTTAACATGTTACCTTATAAGAACTTAGTAGAAACTCCAATTAAAATAGCAGAAGATTATTTGGAGGAATAGTATTTTTTTTTAAATTTGTAAACAAAATAGACAACAATGGCATCACCGGAAGCACAAGCAGATTTTGAATTATCTCACGATATAGAAGAACAAGAAGGTTGTAAAGAAATCATTTTTTGGGATGATTCTGGAACATACAATGCTACTACTAATCCAACAGGTTATGGTGCACCAAATATTGCTAGTGCTAATGTTACAGAAGCTACTATTTTAATCACTCCTTATGGCTCAACTGCTGGCTATTTATTTACTCTAACTATCGTTACAAATGTTATAACAGATGCGGAAGTAACTGATCCAAATGGAACTGTTACTAATATCTTCGCTGATTTAACTTGGGATGTATTTCCATTTACAGAAACTAAGCCTTTTATTATTACAGGCGCTTTGTTAGGCAATGGAGCAGATTCTCAAATTACCTTTGGTGCTTATGATATAGAATATAGCATTACTAGTGGCACTAATACTCATGTATCAACTTCCGAAGAACTTGTTGTTTGTCAAGTATGTTGTTGTGTAAAAAATGCAGCGGCTGAATTAGAAGTAACAGATTGTTCTTGCCAGGATGGAAAAGCAGATAAGGCTTATATGTCGAAGATTTATCTTGATTCTGCAATATTTGCTATGGAGAATGGAGATGTTCCTAAAGCAGTAACTAATCTTAACTACGCAAAAGAGCTTTGCGAAGGAAAATGTAAAACTTGTTAATAACTATATAACATGAGTTGTAAATGTAAATGTCAAGGGGCTACGTCCTCAAAAGGTTCTAAGGGTGATAAAGGCGAAAAAGGCGACACTGGATTAACGGGATTAGATGGAATGAGAATACTTGCTCAATCATCTGATTCTGATGGTAGTGTAAATGCAGGAAATGCTACTTCAGAAGTATCTATTTTAAAGTTTGATGTTGCCGCAGCAGAATTAGTAAATAATGGTGATGAAGTAGAATTTTTTTGTTTTTATAAATACAAAAACAATGATCCAATTACTATAAAATTTAAATTAAATGGATTAGCTATTTATACTTTATCTAAGTCTAATTCGGTTGATGAATATGGTATATTTAGAATAAAGATAAGTAAAGAAGATGTAGGTGTCCAATTATGGACAATTGAAAATCAATGGAATGAAATTGGTGGAGGAAATGGTTCTGGTGGAAATATTGATATAATTACTTCTGCAGAAAATGAAACGGCTGTTATGACATTCCAAATGACAGCTCAAAATACCGCAATAGGTGGTCCTCAATTTTATGTTTATAAATCAACATTATACAAAAATACATTATAATGCTACCAGTAACCCAAGCTGAAATAGATGAAGCCGTTTTAATAGGCAAGTATGCTACTTATACGTTAGCGGCTGAAATTGCTTTAGAGGCTAAGTATGGTGGCAAAACAGAATGTTGTAAAAAGCGTTTGAAGTTGATTCATATTTTTACTACTACTTTAGCTTGTGTTAATACAGGGATAGCTACTTATACAGTAGCTGCTTTAGGTACTCCAGGTGGTGGATATATACTAAATTTAGGAGATGAAACAGTAACTTTTACAGCACCAGAGGTAAACAATGGAGCTATTCAAGCAACAGTTGATGAACTTAATGCAGCATTTGAAGATTATACATTTGAGGTTGTAACTATTGCACGTCAAGATGTATATGGTGTTAAGATTACAGGCACTTGTAAGAACTTTAAAATTGAAAAAATTGAAAATATTGATGATAAAGGAAATACTACATCAACAGAAACAACAAATGGATATTGCTTAGATTGTCTTGATAGTGAAACAACTAGAAATTTAATTAATAAGATTAAGGCTTTATGCTCTAATTAACATGGCAACGAAAAGTATGAATTCGACACACCAACAAATCATAGACACATTGGACGCTTTTAAATTGCATCCAATAGTATCATTCGTAACTGGTATAGCAACAATGCTTATTATGAGACTAACGGGTGATATTTATAGCTGGCACATACCTGATTTTTTAATGCAATGTGGACAAGTGGTGGCTTGGACATTTGTAGCAATTACAGGTTTAATTACATTAATAGGTTTCTTAGAAAAGTTTTTCTATATAAAAATCAATTATAAATCAATTTTGGCTTGGGTAAAATCAAAAAGAACTTTGCTAAAATCAAAAAAAAACAAACATGGTAACAGATAAAGATTGTATCAAGAAGTATGGTGATCCAACAGATGATGCTACAACAACCGTAAATGAACAAACTGTTTTTGAAGGTAAGTGGATGACGCTTTATCTTGTTCCTGATGCTGTTGGAAATGTTATCAAGGCATTACCAAAAAGAATTTATTGCAATAAGGATATGGTTGGCCCTTTGAAAAAAGCACTTCAATTTGTTATTGAAAGAGGTTTACAAGACCAAATTAAAACTTGGGATGGATGCTTTTGCATTCGTACTAAAAGAGGCTTAAAAACATTGTCTTTACATTCATGGGCTATTGCATTTGATATTAACGCAAATTGGAATGCATTAGGTGCAAAGCCTACAATGAGTCCAGAGTTAGTAAAATGTTTCACTGATGCTGGCTTTGAGTGGGGTGGATTATGGAAACGTTTAGATGGTATGCACTTTCAATTAGCTTCAATATAATGGATTTTAAGAAAAAAATATTTGACTATATCCGCAGATTCGTAAAATGGATTGGTGGTTCTGCAGACAATGATCCAGGAGGAGCATCATCTAAAAAGCTAACTACTTTTTGGATTGTAGTTGTAATAATTACTCCAATATGTTATTTGTGGGCGTATGATAATTATAAACAACATGACTGGAAATACATTACAGAAGTATTAGCTGTATTGGGTGCAATTATAACAGGAACAACTTATTTGAATGTTAAAGACAAAAAGCAAAATGAACCCAAACAAGACTAGAAATATTATTGTCGTACTATTTTTATTATTTTTAATTTTTGCGCTTTCTTATCTTTTCTTTTTGTCCAATGGCAAGGTTAGTGGACTTGAGAAGCATATTAAAGATTTGAAGTTTCAGCGTGATAGCACAAACGATGCTAACATTAAAATAAGTCAAGATAAACAAAAGAGAAACTCGTTTGTTATTGACAGTATGAAAGGATTTATACAAGTGTTACAAACCAAAGATAGCATCCTAATTTATGAAAACAGACACAAAAAAACTGGCAATCGTACTCTTACTCCAGCTCAGCGCAATGGTAAGCTCGATTCTTTGTTTCGGGCAAACGGCATCAGATAAAATCCAATGCGTCCCGGATTCCCTTACCTGCTTGACTCCAAATCAGCAGGTTTTTGTGTTGGATATGGCAGACGATATTTCAACGTATAAAAGACGTATTATCCTAAAGGATGTTATCATAGCAGAGCAAGAGAAAACTATTGCTAAACACGAAGAAAACTATGCTGAGAGCAAAAAAGAAAATGCTTTACAGCAAGAGAAAACTAAAAACGCTGTTTCGGATAAGAAGGTAGTCGAAGATCAGTTGGCTGATAGTCAAAAAAAAACAGCCCTACAAAAAGTAGGACTGTGGTGTTTAGGAATCCTTTCAGCAGTTGAAACGCTGTTTATTGGCTTTGACCAATTAATCCTTCACTAATCTTGTTAAATTATACTTATCTACAAAATCTTCAACAAATTGTTTAAACACTGATAACTAATCAACGTAGCCAATGATTTTTACAATGGCTTTGTCTTTAATGATGATTCGCTCGACTTTGTTCTCATCGAGTAAAGGTTTGAAACTGTCATCCAACAATCGGATTTTAACTTTTCTTGCTCTGATAATTTCAGGATCTTGCTCAGCATGGCGAATGATGCCACGCTGAGTTGTTCCGTTTTCTTTTGTATCATTTTTTATTCGTTATCAATTATAAATTTAACTCCAAACAATTCATAGGACTGTACAGAGCCCGATTTTAATCGTGCTAAAACTCCATTGTAGCTGATTCCTTTTAATGTTGCATATTCAGCATAAGTTTTTAAATTCAAATAACCACCAAGTAAATCAATAAGGCTTTTTATGTCATCATTTGTAAGTTCATTATTTTGAAGTCGCTCTCCTAAATGCTCTTTTATAATTTTGTGAAGTTCTGAATGTGCCATGTATGCATTGATTTTATTGGTGTAATTTTTTGAAGTGCTGTTAGCCATTAGTTATGTGCCATTTTAAAAAGACCCTGCTCTATCTTCAAAACCTCCTTGGAAATAGTTTACAAGCATAAAAATATCTTTTTCCGACACATCTTTAAAGCAGGGTATCACAGGGTAGTCGTGACCGCTATGTCCAGAATTTACAGAAACATAGCTTTTAATCACCTGAATCCCGCACAACGTATCTTCATCCCATTCCCAATCATTAAACCTTTCCGCAATAATTAGTAAATAATCTGGGGTATAATTCATTTTTCTCAAACCTGAAGCAACCGCTTCAATAAATTCTCTTTTTGTCATTTTAGTTAAAATTTGTGAAGAAAAACGGCACATAACAAGGGTTTTGCGTAATAGCCCAAGAATGTGTCGTGGTTAATTTTAAGTTTCTACTAAGGGCTACTACGCAAAGCCCAGACCGTTAGCCGCAATACGCAGACACCCTGCTAACGGCAATTTCAAAATACTTTTCATCTTTCTCTATTCCGATAAAGTTACGACCTGTTTTCTTGCAAGCGACACCTGTCGTTCCTGAACCCATACAATTATCTAAAACAGTTTCTCCTTCATTAGTGTAGGTTTTAATTAAGTATTCCATTAATTCAACAGGCTTTTGTGTGGGGTGTATTCTTCCTTCATCGCCACGTTTATCGCCTTTTATTGAAATCAAATTTTTAGGGTAATAAAGCCCTTCATTTACAGTTTTTACTTCATCAATTTGGCTTCCAAAATTTGAAGATTTGCCTCCCTTACTTATGGCTGTATATGGTTCACCTTTAACCATTATAGGATTATAAGTGGGCTGTGCTGCATAAAACACACAAACATCTTCAACTATTCTAAGTGGCTGTTTTTTTGCGTTTAAATGTCCTGAAAATTTATTAACCTTATTCCAAGTCCAAGAGTATTTGTATAGTTCAATCCAATTAACTATCAAAAAACTTGTAAATGGTTGCGAAGCGGTTAATACTATCGCCCCATTATCTTTTAAAACTCTTTTGTATTGTATCAATAATAAATCAAAAGGTATTACTGCATCCCATTTGTTTTGTGTAGTACCATAGGGCAAATCACATAAAATCATATCAACACTTTTATCTGCAATCTTTGACATTTCTACAAGGCAATCACCTTGATAAAATGTACTGCGGCTAACAGGCAGTTTTGCAATAGCAGGGCTGACGGAAGTCGGCTCAACTGCGGTAAATAAATTAACTTGTGTACTCATACTTATCTTTTGTTTTTCAAAGCCCTGCCATCGCAAAGCACTCGGACGTTAGTGGCAATGCTACCCGAACACACGAGCAACTGCCAAATCATAATATCTTACCTCTTTTTCAATTCCAATAAAAGAACGGTTCAACTCCTTTGCTCCTAAACAAGTTGTTCCTACCCCCATTGTATTGTCCAAAACAAGTTCACCCTCATTTGAATAAGTGTTAATAATCCACTTCATCAATTCCAATGGCTTTTCTGTTGGGTGTTGTTTCGCCTTTTGGTTCGCATTGCTAATCTCAATAATGGAAGTAGGGTAATATTCGTTATTAAACTTTACATCTTCTTTGTGGTTTCCGTAAGTTCCTTTGTTTCCACCTACATATCCACCTTTTTTGCGTGGTTTTCCTCTTTCTTCCATTATTGGGTTGTAAGTCGTTTTTCCTTTGGCAAAAATTAAAATATCTTCGTGTCTTCTTAATGGCATTTTTTTGGCGTTTAAAAATCCGCTTGTGCTTTTCTTATCCCAAATCAATTTATACTTAAACCAATTTGGTTTACTCATCATCAAAACACCTGTAAAAATACCATCAGCAGTCAATACGATACAACCATTATCAGAAATTATCCTTTCGTATTGTTTCCAAAGTAAATCCAAAGGCAAAACACTATCCCACTTGTTTTGTGTTGTCCCGTAAGGTAAATCTGCCAAAATAAGTTGAACCGATTTATCAGGAATAAGAGGTAAAATATCCATACAGTCAGCATTGAACAAAGCACTGCCACTAACATCGGCTATATGCAATAGCGGTTTCGGTGCGTTATTCAACATTTGTTCTACTATCATCATTTAGCTGTTATTTTAAGTTTTGTGTTTCAAATCCGCTACTGCACATAGCCATAGCCGTTAGCCGTAATTCTAAAAACCATCACGCCACGTAATGTGCATTGCTTCTAATTTATCCCCAAGTATCGAACTGCCATAGTTTTCAAACTTCATTTTAATTGAAGGATAGACTTCTAATCCGTTTGGACATTGTGTTTTTAATGGTAGCTTTCGTTTATCTTCTGAAATTTGTAATGCCTCTAAAATGAAGTCATTCAAACTTTTATCTTCGGAAGAAGAACTACGGCTAACATTGTATAAATGAACATTGCCATCTTCATCGGTTATTTGAACTTTGTATTCCATATCAACTTTATTTTTAAATTTAACATTTGTGCTTCTAAATTGGCAACGTCAGCAATACGCAAAACGTTAGCAACAAGCGGTGTTCGTACATCTAATCAAGGTTATCACTAAATAAACCGTAATTAAATATTTTTTTCCCACGCACTTCGGTTTTTTCAAAACCGTTAAGGTTTGGTATCTGCTCATTTAATTCTTTCATTATTTTCCATTGTGGTAACCTATGAGTTCCGCTAATTCCTTTTGAAATAGTCTTCCAATCAGTATTTTTCAACACCTCAATTATTTGTTCTTTTAATGGGTGGGTTATATAAAAATAACATTCTAAAGCAAAACTACCAACCTTTTCAGGTTTTCTTCCAACACAACCAGCACCAAAAGTTCCCATACAAAAATCAAAGTTCTCATTTATATTTATCTTCCTTCCATCCCTTCTATATTCAATAACATCAATACCTTTTATTTTTGTTAGTGGCTTTTTATTTAGTCCTTTTTGTGGTCGCTTATAAATATTAAAACAACAATTAAGTATTTTACCACTGTATTCTATTTCGGGCAATACTTCTGAATGAATTAAGTCGAAATCAAATAATTGTACATTATTATTGTATTGGCTTATCGGTAATATAAAAGCAATATAATCGCCCATCTTAACACATTTCTTATAAAAAGCCATAGATAAACTATTCCCTCTGCCAAAAGGAGGGTTTCCAATAAATAACCTTCCATCTTTATAAGGCAGTTCAAGTTTTAGAAAGTCTTGTTTAATAATGCTTTCGTGTTCGGGTTCTAAATCGTATGCAATGCAATTTGGTATTTGCAAACTAAAACTTCCATTACCTGCACTTGGTTCAATTACTTCTGTAATATCATTTAACTTTTCAAAAGCAATATTTATACAATGCTTTGCAAGTTCTTTGTTTGTATAATATTTGTCTAAATTTAATTTCAAAATAAATCCCTCCCTAAAAAATATTTAATTACTACATTCGTTCATTTAATCAGCGTTATCGGTTAAAGTCCGCCAGTTGCTAACACGCAATATAGCAAATGGCTGTTTCTGTGGTTATTCAAGCGTTATGCCTCGCTCAAACGGTAGTGCAATTTGATAGGTTTGTGGCACGTATTCAGCCACTTGCCATATTGCCAACCGTTAGCGGCAACCCTAAGAGAGTTCCGTTTCATCAACATCTTTCAATTTTTCAAGCAATTTTATTAGTTGCTCAAAAGCCTTATCGGACACCGTAAATCTAACTTCATCAAGTCCACGTTCTCGGATAATTTCACCTTCATTTGAATAGCGATAAGTTGGCTTATCAACTAAAAAAATTAACTCTTGATGTCTTACAAATTCATCTTCGGCTTTTTCGTCTTGCTTTTTCTTTTTAGCGTAAACGATGTTTGTTCTTACTGATACTAATGTGTTCATTTTATTTTGATTTGTGAAGAAGGGCAGCCGCTAACAAGTGCTATACAATATGGCGGCTGACGTGCTTCGATTAATAATACTTTAAATTTGTGTTGTTTTCTTTCCTTCCTTTTAACATATCAATTAGTACTGGCATCCTTATACCAATATCTTTACAAGCATCTCCAACGGAATCATAAATATAACCTGTTACAATATTTATCACCTTTTTCTTATTTTTACCAAGCATAGACAATCTTGTTTTTTCTTTATGCTCTTCTGTGCATTTTATCCCCACCTGACGGTTATTGTCAGCCGTTAGTGGCAATACTTGACGTGATTCCGTAAATTATTCGGCAGTTGATAAACAGTTATCAATCTATTATCGCAAAAGAAAAATATGTTTTCACCATAAATTCTTACGTTGTTACAATGCTTGTAATTAAACCAAAGTTTTGTCAGGTATCGCATTAAACTACCTTTCGTGTCCTTGTGTTTTATGCCTTCAAAAAAAGCCTTTTCAGCCATTTTATCCAAAACTTTTGACTTCCATCTTAGCCTTTCTTTTGCTCTTTCGTAGGCGTGTTCCGTGATTAGTACTGCCGCTAACACAGGTTTTGCGTCATTGCTGGTTAAGTCTTTATTTTCAAGTTCTGTACTCATTTTGAAAGTTTGTTTTAATTATTAATATTTTGGCTTCGTATTCAGCAACGAACGCAAAGCCTCCGAACGTTAGGTACAATATTTTTAAACCCTACCCGCCTGTGTGTATTAGTACGGTTCGTGGTTAAGTTTATGTACTCGTTCATATAAGTTCTCTAAAAAATCATGGCTTACTTCAAAAATTCGTGTATCAGGCTCATTGTCTATTTCTTCTTCAATCCATTGTGTTAGCTTTGAGTTTGTTTTCTTCTTTTATTATCGTATTGTGAAACGAATAAAACATTGCATTGCATTGGATATGTCCAATATGTGGCAATCCTGATTCTTTGTCTATTTCTTCACCATCCATTAAAGCAGTAAGATGACGCATCATTGATTCAAGTATTTCATTTCGATCAAGCCCCTTTTTCCAATTATCAGGACTATATTTCTTTGCTCCAAACTCCAATACATCAACCATTGGCTTTAAGCTTTTAAAATGCACCAATGACCATTTTTCTTTTCCTTCGTTGTATCGAAGTGATTTTTCTTTTGTTTCTTCCATTAATAAACCTCCGGTTCTTTATACTGTTCTTTAAATATAGAAGCCACTACTTCTGCTTGGCAATATCCTTTTTCGATAAATACCTCCGAATTAATCACCTCTGTTGAAATTAAAAAATACTGCGTGTCTTCCGATGTTTCATTGTTTTGTTCAATAATTTTAAACAAGATGTTTTTAATCATTACATTAACTCCCATATCCAATTGATTAGGATAGCTTTTTGTTGTTACGATTAAATTGTATGTGTATTTTTTTGATGGAATTACATTTATCCATTTTAATAAAATTTGTTTCCATTTAGGAAGATCAACATCTACCGCTGTAAATGTTACTGATTCAATAAGTAGTTTCATGACGATTTTTTTTATCAAATATAGTGATTAATTGAGATTCTTGATATTGTACCTCCAATGATTTTTCCTTTCTATTTCAACTTCTTCTTCTTCGTACAGAGCAATCATATTTGATAAGACAAATGGCTCTTGAATGAACTGTTGAAACCTTTCATAGTGGTCTGTATTTTTTTGATAAAAAGTTTGTGTTTTATGTATTGCTTCTGCAATAGTATCACAATCATCTAAAACAACAAGGAAGATGCGTTCTCCCTTGTTTGTTTTGTAGTAAACATTGATATGTTTCATTATCGTCCTTTCACTTTACTTGTTGTTTTACGCGATTTAATTTCTTTTGTTCCTACTTTTGCTCCATCAGGAATAACAGCATAAATTTCATGCTCACTCAATACTAAATAGCTATTGCTTTCAAACATTATTGTAAGATTAGCATAGGTATTGTGAATAATTTTGTCTCCTGGCATTAATGGGCGTTCTTTGCCATTAAAGTCAACGAATTTACGTTTACATTCAGCACCAACAGCCATTACAATAGCGTGGTTTAGTTTTGACTCTGCTGTTTCTGGAATGATAATTCCTCCTGCAGTAGTTAAGTCTTCCGAAAAAGAAGAACAGATAATTGTTTGTCCTAAAGCGATAGGAAAACTTACATTGATACGGTCTTTTACTTGTGTCATAGATTTTATTATTTATTGATTTAAAACTGCCCAACAAATAGTTGGCTTTATATTAAAATAGTGTTTTGCTATGAATTGATTAGCTTTAGAAAAATGCTTACAACCGAACCAACCACCTCTATCAGCAGTCATTGGACTTGGGTGGTTTGCTTCTAATACAGTGTGTTTTTCTAAGTTAATGTACTGTTTGTATTCTTTTGCATTATTACCCCAAAGCATGTAAATCAATGGTCCTGGATAATTATTTAAAAAATTAATGGTTGCAATTGTAAATTGTTCCCATCCTTTGTTTTTGTGCGATCCTGGTACTCCCTTTTCAACTGTCATTACAGTATTCAATAATAGTACTCCTTGCACAGCCCATTCGGTTAAGTTTGGGTTTTTAAAAAGAACTTGGCTTGAATTAGTCCATCTATCATATTCATCATTTTTTATTTCCTTAAAAATATTTTGCAATGATGGTGGAATATTTGACTGTAACGAGCTAAATGCAAGTCCATGTGAGGTCATTGGAGAGTGATAAGGTTCATTTCCTAGTATCACTACCTTTAAATCGCTGTAATCGCATAATCTAAACGCATCCATTAGATTTTCAGAAGCTGGGTAAATGTGCTTTGTTAAGCGTTCAGTCTTAACAAAGTCACGTAATTTTACACCATACTCTTTACTCATCTCCTGATTAATGTGTTCCTTCCATATCGGATTGAGTGTCTGCATATCCTAAGAATTTTTTATAGATAATTTTTACTTTTTTCTTTTTTGTTTTTTTGTCATCCAGCATATCGCTTTGGTGCTTTTCACTGAAACAGCGCATTGCTCTTTGATACGTTACTCCATCATCTAAAAGAAAAGCTAATGGAATCTTTTTTGTTACTACATCTTTAGAAATATATTTTAAGCCAGTCTTACCCTCAAATTCCCAATCTGCAATATAAATCTTTACTTGTGCCATTGTACTAAATTTTAATTATTATAATCCTGAAAACCATCCAGTTTGTTTTGTAGTGAAACGAACTTCTTCTTCTTGTGGTTCTTCATCAAATGAATAGGTATAATCTTCAGCACATACTAAGCAATTGTCAAGGAATTCAATCTCTTGTTTCATTTGCACCTGATGTTGTTTTTGCTGTTCGATTTGATTTGTCAATACCTTTTGAATAGAACTATCACCTTTTGTTGAAATACGCTTTAATGCTTCTTCGTATATAGATATTTTTCTATCTACACCCGTAAGCATATTTTTTATTTCTTTTTTTGTATTGTTGATTTTAGTCTTTAGCTCTCTGATTAAATCTTTTGTTTTGACTTTTTCCAATGGATTTGCATCAACAATAGAAATAAACATTGTATTTACTAATCCTAAGAAACGAGCTTCAAATGAATTTTCTGGACTATCACTACCAGTTTCATCATAACGCTTTCTTTTGTCTGGATTAATCAATACAGCGTAAGCGTGATTGTACTCTTTCATTTTTTCTTCATTACCACCTCTGTCGGGATGATTTTCTTTTGCTTTTTCTTTGAACGCGTCTTTGATTTCTTTTGCAGTAGCATTTTCATTAACGCCTAATGTATCGTATAGTTTTTTGCTCATAATAAATTGTATAATAATTTTGAAATGTAGGTAATTGCTAGCACTGAATCTTGTTGAAATCGTTTAACGCCTTCTTTTCGAATTATAATTGTAAATCCTTTTTCGTCAATATTCAATGCTTTCAGTGCTTTTATATGATTTATTATTTTAATTGCTTGCTCAGGACATTCTTTGAGAAATATTCTATATTTAATAGCGCTAGGGTTTTTTCCTCTACAAACATCAAGTTGATAATTTACATTTTTCATAGTACTTTTATTATAACGCCTGGCAACTTTGGATCATAACCATAACCTTCTGAAAAATCAGGAATTAAGTGGTCTGCGTCATCATCATCAATCCATGAAAATTCCAGTCGTCTTTTGGTTATTAATTTGTTTAATTCCTTGTTTTTTGTTCTTTTGAAATAAATGCTTCCAGAAATACAATCCCATATCATTTGAGAGATATTACCATAATCGAATGATTTGTGTTGGTCACGAATAAAAATCAATCTTATTTTTAATGGATACGGCTTGTCTTTAATCATTTCTTTGAACTTGCTACGATACATTAACCATTGTATTTTAGAGTTGTCTACGTAGCTTTTACATAAGTCAGATGATGTAACAAAATTTTTACCAGTTTTTTTGTTTTTGAATAATTGTTTTCCATTTTTTAGACTAGGTACATTACCTGGAATAAAAATAAATCCATCTCGTTCGGCCATTTCTAAAACATCAGTAAGTGCCATGTTTTTAAAGTACACCTCTGTACGTTTTTTTTCTTTTTCTTTTTTTCTTTCTTGTTGAAGAAATTCTGGAGTAGCGGTTAATTCTACACCTTCTGTAATCATTCTTGCTTTAAAAAAGTTTCCTTTATCATCAGCAGCATAACCTTTTTCTTTAAGGTCATCCAATGTGAATTGTTTACTTTTTGCCATTCAAATTAAGTTTTTTAAGGATTTGCAAACATTTTTCTTCATTATAGGCTGGCAAGGTCAATTCTACTTTACCATTGGCTACTTTTGGTGTACCAACAAGCAATTGAACTTCTATACCCCAACGGAAACATAACCATATAATGTTTTCTTCTGTTAATGAACCATTAACATTTCCTGACTTCATAAATCGGGATAACGAGGAGTTAGTAAACTTCATTTCTCTCATGTTAGCATCTTCTACTACACGAGAATAGTTTACTCCTAATTCTTCGAAACGCATTTTTAATAGCTTTCGGATTTTCATTGAGTCCTTTATAATGGACGGTTTAACTGTTTTCATACTAAAAATATTTTGCAGGATTTTCTTTAATTCTTGCCAATGCATTTTCAGCTGATTCGTGTGATAAGCTATTTTGGTACAATTCATGCTTTAGTGTTATTTCTGTACGTGGGTTCTTGTACAGAATAGCAGCTTCAAAAACTTTATTTCCTATTGATAATGGAATTGCAAAGTTTACAATTGATACTTCATAGTCTTCTTCATCTTTGACTACAATTTCAAACCATTCGTTGGCCTTTTCTTGCTCTTTAATTAGTTGATCGATATTTCCCATTGTAATATTCTTGAGGTGATTTAACAATTATATTTTCTTCTACATTCAAATAAGCAATTACTTTATCAATGAATTCTTGCATTTCTTTTTTGGACAGGTCGCCAGTTGTAACATCAATTCTAACTTGCTTTGTTATCTCCGGACCATCTTTTTGTCTAATAACCCTTACTTTGTTATAGCAAAGAAACATATCACAAAAGAAATCATCTATTTCATCTCTCTCCCATCCTCCAAACGATTCAGATTGTAAACATTCTCCTATGATACCTGCACGATAATATCCATGCTGGTCTGTTGTAGGCTTGTAAACCTTTTCTTCAATGTATTCTTGGAATTCTTTCCCTTCAAGTGATTGTAATTGCCCCTGCTGTAATTTGCTATCATAGTATTTTTTAACACCATTGACAACTTTTCCGTAGTGGTATAACTTGATTTTTGTCATTACAAACTTTCATTTAGTCGTTCAATTTGACGAATACGAACAAATTCTACTTGCTCAGGATCGGTCATTAATTTAATTTGGTCAAGTGTATTTTGTACATCTGCAATTTCCTTGATTAAGTTATTGTAGGTAATACAAAATTCAGCCGTTGCTGCAGGACTTGGTTTTGAAATACCGAAATCTGTAACAGCATTTATTCTATACATTTTATTGATAGCTTGCATCAATTCTCCCATTTCTTCGTGGAGTTGTCTTATTTGTGCATGCACGCCATAGTTGGCAATTGCTTTACGTAATACGTTTGTTTGTTCTTGTGTGTTCATTGTATGTTTTTTAGTGAACGCAAGGAGACTCGAACTCCTATCCCTACTGAGGTTGTCAGTTGTCTTAGCCAATTAGACTATGCGTTCTGTACTTTAAAATGAAGGTTCATCAAATTGAACTTCTTTGTCCCAATTATCATTTATATTATTTGACAATACAGGCTTTTTAATTTCAATTGCTTTTGGTTCCTCTGGAATATCAAAATTTGGTGCTTCTTCCTTTGGTGTTTCAGGAATAACCATTTTGATTTCTTCTTTTTCAATCTTTGTTTCAGATGTAATAAACGATGCTACATTTCTGAATGTTCTAAATACACCAGATGGAATACCATTGTTATACTCAGGATTTCCAATAATACTTGGCTTACTACCGCCATCAATAAAAGGATAAAGTTTGAAAATGTAAAAATTCTTTACTTCATTACCTTCAATATCAGTTACGATAGTATCATCTTCGATATCAACAACTTCTTTAACACAAATGTAAAGTCTTTGTCTAAGGACTTCTTTTGCTACGATTTTACCTTTAGGATTCACTCCTATTGTATGCAATACGTCCTCAAAGTACTTTTGCTTGTCGCCACCTAAAAAGTATGTGTTATCGAATGAATTACCATTATTATCAGTAAATACGATTAAGAATAGCTTTTCTTTTACTCCTCCTTGAACTTCTCGTTCTACTATTTGAGGAACACCTCCTACTGTTTTGGTAATAAATCCAAACTTGGAAATATTAACCAAATGAATGCCCGTTTGTAACGCGGGCACTTTTTTGGGTTCTTTTGTATCTAATGACATAGTTTTTTTTAATTAAAATCCTGGATCATCACCTGCTGGTCCTTGTGCAATAGACCCTGCATCATTTAATGCATTGTTTACTTGCGGATTTGCTTGTGATACTGTTCTTGGGTGTTTTGCTATAATTCCTGACCATTCTTGAGATAATGCAATTTTCTCTTGCATAAACTTTGGAATTTTATCAAATGTTTCCCAATTAAAATTCCCTAAATCCAACATGATTCTTGGATTAGCAGGATATTGAGGAACATTCAATCCTTGCATACGAGGACTAACTGCGCCACCGGCCATAGCAATATTTGCATAAATTGTATTTGGATCTTTTGTTGATGGTTTATGTTCAATTGTAACCATACAAGGTGCACCTAAATACTTTTTAAGTAAATCAGCTGTAATGTGTGGTTTGTCTTTTAATGAACCCCATGTTTTTAATACTGCTGGTAACTTAGCTTTGTCGGCTGATGACAAAGTGTATATATTATGAACTGATAAAGGTTGAGGCCCTTTGTTTTCATCAAATACATGTAATACGTTGGGTAACTCCCAAGATATTTGAATTTGTGGTGTTGGTTTAGGTTGTCCTTGCCACATGTTTGGCTGTGTTCCTAAATCGATAATTGAGTAACATACGGCTAAATGTACCCCAGCTGGCGGTAATACTTTTGGGCCGCCTCCTCCTGTTTTTGGTGTGTCTAATGCCATTGAATTGTTTTTTTTAATGATTAATAATTATTTATTGCACAAAAATACAAAATTGTAAATAAATACAAAATTTACTTATCAACATTTTCATCCCAAAAGTCAATAACTTTTGTTTTGCTCCATCTACGCTTCTTTTGTTGACCTAAAGCACAAGATTGATTATATCTTATTTTTCTGTCAATTTCAAGGTTATAAAGTATAACCTTAGTCATTGACGATGGAACGATTTTGAATAGGTTGATAAATCGTATTTGTTGACCTTTGAGTATTTTAAACTTGATTAACTTAAATAACGAAACAAGGACATAATTAATCTCTTTTTTAGTGAGAGTGTCCTTGTTCCGTTCGTGGATCATTGCTACTATTTCTCTGTGTGTGAGCATTACTTAACAACCAATTGGTCTTCCTGATAGAATTTAACACCATTAAACATAAAGTTTTCTCCTTCCTTCAAATGACCTGCGTCTTTTGCCTGAGCCATAAACTCCTTGACTTTTTTATCATCAAGCACTAACCAATCTAAAGGAACTTGCATTTTCTCAACCATTTCAAATTTCCAAACCTTTCTCATGTTGGATGGCTTTGCTACTTCTAATTGAATAGCCTTTTCCTCAATATTTTCAGGAACAGCAACTTCTCTAACCTCAGCAACAATAGAAATACCTTCTTTGATAGCTTTTAGTTTAGCTCCACCCGCTGCTTTGATTTCAGCAAGAATATGATTTGCATATTCTGTATGAGCACCCCAAACATCTGCACCTGGAAAGTCTTTTACGTACTTTACAAATACAGCAGATAAATCAACTGGTGCCTTTGCTTGATTAATTTCGGCAATAGCATCTTGATAATATTTATCTACTTTTTTCTTTCCTTCTTCCAACTGTGCTATTTCTTCCTTTCTTTTCTTTTCTTGTTCTTGTTTCCAAGCAAGTAATACTTTACGAATATCCTCATAGGCAAGGTTTAATTGCTCTACGAGTTCTTTAGCAATTTTATCAATTTGCCTTCCAGCATCAAGATACGGAGCTTTTAACTCCGTTCTTTTGCCTTCCACTGCTTTGATTAATTCTTTTGCTTCGCTTAATCGCTGGGTAACGATAGCTTCAGAGTTTTCATCTGTTACTTTGAGTGTTGATAACTTAGCAGCAAAATCATTTGCTTGCTTTTTATACACCTCAAATTTTTGTACAATTTCGATTTCTGTTGACATATTTGATTTTAATTAAAAATTACTTGTGTTGTCTTCCAATCCTTCTGTTTCTAATGAAAGTTGGCTTGTTGGTTCTTCTGGCATTTCATCTAAATCTACAAATTTTGTAAACTGAGGAATAAATTTAAGAGGGCAAGGTCCAAGTGCACCATTTCTGTTTTTAGCTACAATAATCTCTGCTAATCCACGCAAATCGTTTCCGCTTGCATCTTTGTACATTTTATAGTACTCTGGTCTAAAGATGAACATTACTACTTCCGCATCCTGTTCAATAGAACCTGATTCTCTCAAATCGGATAACATTGGACGCTTATCTTCACGCTCATCTACACCACGACTTAATTGGCTTAGTTCAATTACTGCAAGTTTGTATTGTTTTGCAATACGTATCATATTCCTTGAAAGGAATGCTACTTGTTGCTCTCTATTCTTAACATCTACATCCGACTTATTTACGCTCATTAATTGCAGGTAGTCAATGATAATTACCTTTGTTCCATCTTGTGCTGCTTTGCGTGCTTTTCTTTCCAAATACTGAATGGTAATACTTTGCTTGTCATCAATTTCAAAATAACGGCTAATCTTCTTCATTTCATTTCTGATACGAGATTCTTGCTCTACTGTTATTTGTCCTTTGAAAATAGTGGTATTTTCTACTTCAATGATATCGGAAAACATATTCATTAAAAACTTTGTAGCAGGCACCTCTAAGGAAAAGACTTTAACTTTTACTTGTTGCATAGCTAAGTTCACAACAAGGGTTTTAATCAAAGCACTTTTCCCCATTCCTGGGCGCGCTGCAATTACATACAAAGTACTCAATTGAATACCAGATGTGAATGCATCTAATTGTCTAATACCTGTTGAATATCCTAATAATCCCTTTTGCATGCTTGCGATACGCATAGCCTCAAAAGTATCTTCAATTAAATCTTCCGTTGATTTGTCGATTTCATTAAATGCAGCAGATTCAGTTGCTTTAACAACCACTTGCATTGCATTAATTAAATCGGTAACAGGAACATCTAAATTGGATGCAGAAGCATAGATATTAAAGGATTCCTTGATAAGTTGCCTACGAACATACAGATTGATTAATTCATCACAATAAAAGGAAAAATTAGTAGCTATGTCATGCAGATTACCATTTGTTAAAACAGTTAAATCATAAGCACTAATAAGCGTACCAAGCAATCCTTTAGCTTTCAGTTCAAGTGTAACGGATAATACATCAATAGGTTGTGGCTTTTCTCCACTTGCCATTGTCTGTATTACACGATACAATCGACTATGTTGTTCTGTATAGAAATATTCAGGCTTTAGTCGTTCAAGAGCAATAGGTATAGCTTCAGAATAAGTTAAAATTACACCAAGCAACGCTTTTTCAACATCTTTGTTTTCGGGAGTTGGTTTAAGGTTTTCCATTTAGAAAGTTATAATTAAGTGTGTTTTCTGGGACTTCCGTTTTCTTCTTAGGTTTTAGTTCTTCAATCCATTCGGTTTCCATATATCCATTTTTAGGATGAAGCCAAGTGGATGTATCTAATTTAAACCTGCCTGATTTATCACAAAATTCAAGGTAGTCTTTATACTTTTCACATATCTTTTCGTGCGGGTACTTTCGAATTAGTTTTTCGTAAGCTCGCATTGCAGCTGTTTTGGTTCCTTTAGGACTAATTTTCCAAAATTCATCAAAACTACCAGTTTCTTGAAATTGCTTTTTATAGGAGTCAAGTACAAGTATTTTGTTTTTGTCTTTGTACAAAAAGCCTCTTGATTTCAAGAATAGTATTGTACGCTGTGAAACAGTAGGTTTCAATCCAGTACCAACCCATATTCTACCAAATGTTATAGGTTCGGCATTGTTGCTTGATTCATTGTACTGCATAAAGAAATCCAATAGCACGTATTGGGTAATAGTCAAGTCATTCCTGACTCGTATAAGATGATTAATAGTTGTTGTGCCTTTGACGAACATCTTATTATCTCTCTCAAATGATTTTAGTTTTTTGGCTAGTGGCATAGTTCGTTAAGATTAATTCAGATAAAACATAAAAACCTATCTATAACTATTTATTCAATGTTATAATCTTCGGACCTTCTGGTTTCTCTAAATCAACTTTATGTTCTCCTTTTAGGATTGTTTGAACAATGTGTCCAGCCATTCCTTGAGCCATCTTATCCAAATGATTAATCGTTTGAATTACTTCGGAGTACTCTTTCGATGTTAATTTATCCTTTTTTAGTGTCAAAGGATGCGTTTGACGAGCAACAACGTGTCCAAGCATTTCCTTTACCATCATTGCAGCAATAAGGTTGTTTTCTACATTTACATTGTATTGAACAGCAAATGATTCATTTGTAAGGTTTAGTTTGTAATTGATAGAACCAATAAGGTTTGTATCAATATCAATTACTTCATTGTCTTTTTTTTCGGTGTTTTTCTTTTCCATTAGAATTCAAAGTTAAAATCGTTGTTATTAATTTGTTGTTTTAATTGTGCTTTTGCTTTTTTTTCATCTTCAATTTCGAATATCTTTTTGGCCTCTGCAATTGTTACTCCAGCACTAACATCATATCCTAATTGCTTAATTTTCCATATTTGTGCAGGAGATGCCGATAATGCAGAAATGATTTCAGAACACATTTTCTTAGTGTAGTTTACATTCTTAACATCATATCCAAGGCGTTCAATCCATTCTAATTGTTTAATAGTTGCATCTTCATTCATACGAATAGAGTTGCTGATTTTAACTTTTGGAATTTCCAATAAATTAACACGTTCATCAATCTTTGTTTCAAGTTGGACTTTGTGAACACGAGATGCCATCAATTTTTCTCTTTTTTCATCAGAGATAAATATTCTGTCTTCCGGTGCTTTTTGTTTATCTAACTCCCAACAGTTGATTAACTTATGTCGTTTGGTAACATCAACAATATCAAGGACAATTAAATCTTTGAATTGTCCTTTCTTTAATCTTGTACCTCTACCAATTTGTTGTAGGTATTTGGCTAATGATTTTGTAGGCGATGCTTCAATGATACAAGAAACTTCTGGATGGTCAAATCCTGCGGTAAGAACCATGCAGTTTGTTAGTCCTACAAGTTCATCTTTTTTAAATGCTCTAATAGTACCTTTTCTATCAGTAGTAAGGTCTTTATCACCAACAACAAAGTCGCTTTTTATGTTCTCATCATTGAATGCTTGAGCTAAATCCATTGCATGCTTAACATCAGCACAAAAGGCAATAAATTGTCGGCCTTCACAAAACTCACGATACTTACGAACAATTAAACCATTTCTTTCTGGAGTGTTGATTGTTTCTTCCAAATCACGCTGGCTTAACTCACCACCAATAGTTTTTACTTTGTCTATATCAGTGGTAGTAGCAACACGAATAGCATCAATTTTACATAAGTAGCCATCTTTGATAGCTTTATCAATTGGGTATTCATAGACAATTTCATCAAAAATATCGCCCATTAACATACCATCCATACGATATGGAGTAGCTGTTAAGCCAAGACGAAGTTTATGTTGGAAATGGTCAAGCGTTTTAACCCAAGTGTTTGCACCGCTATAATGCGCTTCATCAACAATGATATTATCAAACAAATTGGATGGCAATTTATCTAATCTTCTCCAAATAGTTTGAACAGATGCAATAGTAAAATGCTTGTCAGCTACAAATACATCTGCTTTAATAACACCTACTTCATCTCCAATTAATTTTGTCTTTGGATCACTAAACATTCCACCTCGTTCATTATTCCTAACAAGTTCGGTAACGCTACCATGTGTATGAATGAGATGATGCAATTCTTCATGCGTCATTAATTCTAATGTTTCAATAAATGAAATAGCTGATTGATCAATGAGTTCTTCTGAATGTGTAAGCCACAAAGAAGAACCGCCCATATCATTTAAAATACTAATAGCAGTCTTTGTTTTTCCTGTACCTGTTGCCATAACAAGTAATTGTTTTGATATGCCCTTTTTAAGTGCATTATTCACAGCCAATTTCGCTTCTCGTTGGTAATATCTATCTTCCATGTTATTTTTTAGGTTTCTCTTTCTCCCACCAATCTATTTTTTCAATATCCATACTGTTTTTGTTTTTTTTTACAAAATTAATCCTTTTGTAAATAAATACAAAAGGATTAAGATTAAAGTTTTATCTTCTTTATTAACAATGTATCAACATTTAGGAATGCTCCATTACAATCCAAATATCCTTGTTTAATTGTATAAAAAAAGCCTCCCATTTCTGAGAGGCTTTTGGTTTAACCTTTTGTTCCAAGAGCTGTTTTGAATTCAAATATTTGATACTCTCCTTCAACTCGTGGACCAACAATTTCTCCAGATGTTAGTTCAGGATATTGATTTGCAAATAAATCTCTAACTCCTTCTTTTGACAACTCTGGATTTGGATCTGGAAGTTCTACACTATCGTATAGAAACTTTCTTTTTAATAATTTAATTTCTAACATAGTTATAGACTAAATTGTAAATCATCTTCATCCTCTGCATTGTCTTCGGATTCTCCTGGACCTTCAAATTGTTCTTTCTCCTCTACTTCAACAGCATCTTCTTCATTTGAAACAACATTAAAGATTTGTTCAGAAGGCTTATTGTCAGTAACTGGTGATGGACATTCTGCAACTTCCTCCTCTTTGAATAAGCCACTTTCCTTTAATCTGTCAACCCATTTTTGACAAATATCATATTTGTCTTTGTATGTTTTGTTGTCAGGTTTAGTTTCAGTTGCTAATTTCAAATGAGGTAATGCTTTTGCGTATTCTGCATTATTGTACAAAGCAACACCTTTTTCGAATTCGGCTTTTGCATCAACTTTTACAACAACAGGTTTTTCAACAACTGGTGTTTCTTTAGTTTTTGTTTCAGCTGGTTTGCTTGCTTTTGTTGATACTTTTTTTGCTTTATCTTCTTTGTTTTTCTCAATAGAAGCATCAATAGCAGATAAGTCAGCAACAAATACAGATACTTTTTCAGCTGCAGAAGATAATGCATTTAAAAATGAGGCATCAAACTGTTCTGGAGTACCGCACATTGACATTGGCTTTAACTCCAAATTGGCGCTTTCTCCTTTCAGCTTAGGAATTACAATAGCTGTTAATTGTTCTTTGTTTTTGGTAATTGAGATATTAAAATCACAATTATCCATTAGTTTTGATAGTTCTACAAACATTTTTCGTATGTTTTTTGGAAGGTTTTTGGATCGAATAGCTCTATTAGTTTTCCAAGATTACCATTTCGGTATAGCTTGTTAAATTCGGCTTTCTCTTTTTTGTTTAAGTTTTTACTCAACGGGAGTAACTTTTCTTTTTGATTACAGTATTCACTGTCAAGTTGTTGTTTTGCTTTTTCAATTGCTTTTTTCATTTTTTAGTCTAGTTGAAATTCTTTGACAATAAAATTACTAAAATCATTTTGATTTTGAAGCAATGTAACCATATCAGATGTTTTTGGCTTCAAAATACTTGTGCCCATTTGATGTAAATCCCAAACAGTTGCAACACGTTCTGATGGTATCTGATACTCTGGTGAATACGAAGCACGAATAAAATCTGCTACTTGCGTTTGGTTTAATGGTGCAGATTGCTTTGTATCTATATTTTGCAATACAGCCTTGTCAATCAATTTACCGTAAAGCAATTGCTTTGCATATTCTTCGATTTCACGCGATTTCATTCGTTCAATCATAGCATAATCTTCATCACGATACTTATTAAAATCAAGCATCCAGCTATTGAAAATGTCCATCATTTTGTCGAATGGCACTTTACGATCACCGCCAAACGTATGCATGATGTTTTCTCCAAAGATGTTTTGATTACTACATACCCATACATTGGAACCAAAAGCCATTGAAATACCTTTCTCATTGTAAGAAATACCAATAGCCATGTTAAACTCATTGTCGTCTGTATGCTTTAAATGAACGCGTGTAGTGATACGTTGGATGAGATAATTCTCAATAGGACATTCATCCTTTTTGCCTTGCCACATAACTCTCATTGCTTGCCCTTCGGCTGCAAAGATGTTTTCTGGCGTAACTACAATTCCAGGTATTTTAGATGCACTGTTAATGATGTTCTCAATAAGTTGGTAATGTTCAATAGGCCTTGATGCAGGTAATGAGCCTTTTGCTAATTCGTAGCGTGCTGTTTTACCTAATGTTGGTACGTCCATCGTAGCAACTCCTTTTTCAAATGCGAGTGTTTGTGTCATTTTCTGTTAAAAATTTAAAGGTTTGTTTTAATGATGATAATCGATAATTTATTTCTTCTAAGTCTTCTTGAGAGGCGGTTTCAGCTTCTTTTGATTGCAAGAACAATTCTAAGTTTTTAATCTGTCGATTAATGACTTTCAATGCAGCATAGTGTGTATGCCTTAATCTGATTTGTTTAATTGACATTTTGTTTATATAAAGAAAAAGCCTAACTATTGTTAGGCTCTTTGTTGATTACACTTAAAAGATATTCTTTATCAGGCAAGTTCTTGACAAATACTTCAAACTTCCATTTAAATGGATTAAGAACAAATTTATCAATCATCGTAGTACTAATGTAGTTTTGATGAATGTACTTAACGCGACAAGGAACTTCTACTTGTTTTTTTAATACTGCTTTATTCCAACGACTAGCCATTATTGAAATATAGACATACTTTGTCATTACATAGATTATTGCTATGCAAAGAGTTGATTGAATGATTGTTAGTGTGTTCATTGTATATAGTTTTTAGAGTTTCAAAATAAAAGGGGCGCTGACTTGCATCAGCGTTGCCCTTGTTGCTAACCCTTGGTTCACCTCCGGCACCAATAAGCCCTATTTTATAGGAGTTATTTCTCTCCAAATGAAAAACAAGTACATCCTTGAGTTTCCTATCACAAAATCATAACACAAATTAAACATAAAATCTAATCTTTACAAAGAATTTTTATATCGAACTTATTTTGGCGTTTATGGATATCCATAGCCATTTCGTAGGAATAAAGCTTCTTTTCAATTGTGCGTACATGTGGATCGTAGGAATAATGTTGAAACACCATTCTTGTAAAATCTTCTTCCATGTGTCGCTTACTAAGATAAACCTTTAGCTCATTACTTGCGTAAATAGCAAAAGAAACATCAATTTCCATCACCACAACAGCTTCGGGATGAGCAAAGCATACAAAGTGTGGTCCAAGTGTTAAAATGTAATCAGAAACAAAATATTGAAGAAATTCAATATCGTCCATTTCTAATGCTTTTTCTTGGTACAGACCTGCTTTGTTTTCAATAAAGAATTGAGCAGCTGGAAATTCCTTAATTACTTCCGGAATCGTCTTGAATAGTAGTAATCTTTTTCTTTTTAGTAACATCTGGCTTTGGTTGAAAATTAAACGTTGTATCAACATAATTTGATAGACTATCTACTTTAAAGTGAGATGTGCTATCACAAACTGCTAATGACTGAACAAATTCTTTTTCTCTTTTACTTTCTTTATCGTGAAAGTAATACAATAAAACCATAGTCCAAATAATTAGAATAAGTAAATAGAAATTTGTTTGACTATTCATGCCTTGTCTATATTCTTTAGCTGCTTGCAATTTCGTTCTATCAACCAATAATTTGATTGATAGAACATCAGAACCATTCTCCTGGAGATGTTCTGCTACTTCTTGTAATTCTTTATTCATGTATTAATTCGTTAACACTATTTATAAATAATTGACATTCATTATCAGCAGACTCTCCTGCGCTTATTTCATTTAAAGCTAAATCCATTAATCCATCAATTTCATCAGATAATTCTGGATTTTCTTTCTTTTTTTCATTCGCAAAGGCAATGATGTGATTTCTAATATTCATTTTTTTGTTTTTTTAATAATTACATTTCTAGCAAAAACTGGTCTTGTTCTTGAGAACTTTCCTCATTGCTTTTTTGTTTTTTGAAAGTGCTTTCAGGAAGTACTTGTCCTTTAGCTTCGGCATACTTTCTGTTTACTAATTCCCAATGTTTATCATTTTGAAATTTCAAGTGCATTGTGCCTTTTTTAAAGCATTTAAAATCAAAGAACGACCACGAATACCATCGATTAGTTTCTAAATCATTAAATTGCCTAACAAAATCAGATAAATACATTTCTTTGTCATAATCACTTCCTGTGATATTGCAAATGACTTTTATTAAATCATTAAGTCTTTCACTACTTGAATTATAACGTAAATGCATTTTGTTTTTATCTCTAAAGCCAGGCTCAAACATATAATCAATAATAAATTTCTTGTTTAGCATATGTCCAGAATTTGTTTTCCAGCCTTCAACATGAAATCTATTTTCGTGTGTATGTTTTGTGTAATAATCAATTGCTTCGATCAATGAGTTCTTAAAAGCATTGTCTTGTGTTCCAATAATAATTTCAAACATTTTATAAATATTTCTCATCGTGAATGGAATTTGAGTTTGTTTTTCAACAAAAGCATTGATATCTCTCATTAAGCCAGATGTAACATATTTATTTAATTTGAATTGAGCAAACAGATATTTCCAAGCATTTTTTTGTAAAGCTTTTTTGAAATCTTCTTTTGAAGTAACTGATTTGTCATAACTAATAGAAAATGTGAATGTCCCTAATTGAAATGGCTGTGTTAGCTCAGACATTTTATTAGCAATAATAGCATGTTCGTCAAAACATTTTACTGAATTTATATAACGCTGAACAACATCTCTTACTCCATTGTACGGCATCATTCCATTCTCTTGTCGTTCGACTTCATCTTCTTCAATGAAAAATCCCTCAAACTCTTTTTCGCCAACTGATGGCTTATACAGCTTAATTAAGGAAATCTCTACATTTGTTTTTCTTTCAGCATTTCCAAAACAATCACCCAAATCTTCAGTTGTTCCGTAATCACGTACTAATTTATTGAATTGTTGTCTTTTTTTGTAGTAACCATCATTATAAATTGATGTGTTAATAAGACTAATTATTTCGCAATTGCCTGGAGCTATTTCCCAAGCATGAAGTAAATGTTCAACGCCATTGCTAAATGGAGGATTCATTACAATCATATCAATATGAGAAACTTCATCTGCTGTTACTTGTAAGAAATCTCTTTTTAGCATACCGCATTTTTCTTTTACAATATTAAAGAGATCTTCGTTGTCTTCACAAGCAATAACTTTTTTTGCTCCATGCTTTTTAATGTAATCTACAATATCTCCTTTGCCTGCTGATGGCTCAAGAACTATTTTGTTATTGCAATCTATCCCCATTGAGTCTAATACGTGCTCGGGGGTTGGGTAAAAATCTTTGTTGAACATTTTTTAACAGATAAATGATTTGTTTATATTACTTTTTGGTAGGTCGCTTGAAACAGACAATACATCCTTTACGATATGCTTTATAGATGGCCAACAAGTGTACCATATAGATATTTGTTGACCACCTTTTAATCGTACTTCAGCAGACCATGAATGTTCCAATAGATTAAGATTAATTGAATTCATTATTCTACAAGTTTAGCTATTGGACATTGAACAAAAGTTGTTTGTGCTTTTTTTCCTGTGTCTTTAATAATTCCAGCATTAAGCAATATTTCAAAGATTCCTTCATTTTCAGAATAATCTTTGATAATCACTTCATCTTTTTCAAGATGCACATCAGGAATATTAACGGTAGCAACGCACATAGGCTCTCCAGTTTCAGCAATCTCTAATTCAATAACTTGTCGATTGTTATTGTAAACGTGGTTTGTATGCACATTGCATAGTTCACCTAAAAAAGTTACTTGTTTCATATTTTCTTTAATTTTCGAAATCAGGGCTTTCATCACTGAATATACCTGGTTCTGTTTTAATATTTAAATTATTAGTCAATCAAAAAACAACATTTAAGAGGATAACATTTTATTTAATGCATGGATAGCAGCATTACTCATTCCTTGAATAGAACCTAAAACGGGTTGAGTTCTTAAATAATCTAATCTGGAAGAACTTTGTCTTGCTACATAGAAATCTCCCCATCCATCAAATCCATATTGTTTTAATGTCTTTAAAATATCTTCTGTTGGAACACCCAACAATTCTATCATTTCCTGAAATTTTGCATAATCAGAATTAATAGCTTTATTTTCTTCAATTTTCTTTACTAAAGATTTTATATCAAAAATAAAGTCTTCTATTAGGCTATCCTTTGTATGTTTTTGATTAACCATTTTCGTTTTCATTTTTGTTTTCTCTTTCTTGTTCCTGTTTTTTTTGATATTCTTCGACTTTCGATTTAGCTTCCCCATCATTTTCAATTATCTTCTTTGCTTCTGTTTTAAAATCAATTTCTAATCCTAATTCTTTTAATCTACTCGTAATTAAATCAAGCCTTTTCTGTTCAATATCTTGCGACATTTTACTTATAACTTCACTCATTAAATCTTTAATATTATTTTGCTCAAGTGCATTATTTCCGTAATCATCTGTTATTTTCATCTTATTTCAGTTTAACAAGGCAAATTCCTTTTGGTTAATGTATAAAAAAAGCCCAAGCAACTGCCTGGGCTTAAAAAGCTAAAAATGATTAACGCCTTTTATTAATCATTTTAGCACTCGGATTGTACGACCGAGGCACTTAGAACTGGATTTCTCCAGGACACGTATTTTCAATAAAAAACTACTGAAAGGTTCAACCTTTGCTTCTCCCGGTAAGGATGGTTTTTCAGATACCTCTACCCGAACATTTACTTCGTCTTAGGGAAGTATTACCATTTGGACAATAGCTTATTAATAAGGTGTGCCATGCTGGACTCGAACCAGCGACCAAAGTAGGAATCACTAAAGCCCATTTACTTCGCTCTACCAACTGAGCTAATGACACTAAAAACCTGTAACTCGCAACATTTGTTAATTTCGACCTAACAGTGTCAAACGGTGATCAACCGAAGGCTTATTTATCTAATCAGTAACAAATATTCTACATCGATGAAATGTAGTCTAATTACATTGTGAACAATCTGCTATTGGTTGCGGTACATAAATTTCATTTATACCTTGTGCAATCCAAGAAGCTTGATAATCTTGAGGGTATGCTAAACCCATCATGTTTTGCGCTTGCTCTCCTGTAATGCACATTCGCATAACAGTATCATAAGCACTTGCAGGTTCTCCATTCTCTGGAACGTGTGCAAACGTAACACAGTACATTTGCTCAACAGCTGGTGTTGGAGCAATAGGTTCTGGTTGTTTCTCTTTTTTACAACTGATTGCAATTAATGCTATCATGCTGATAATGAATACGTATTTTTTCATTTTTGTATGTTTTGACAAAGGTAAATACTTTTTGTTGAATTATGCAAATTTATTTTAGAGGCTAACAAACGTTGCCACCCATAAATCAATACAGATAGGAACGAATGTTAGCGGGCTCTAAATATACAAACATGAAAAACATAAAATCAAAGCTTTACTTTTTAGGTTCAATTTGTCCAATAATACCTTCTCCACCAGTTATCATAAATCCTCTCGCTCTTTTGAATACATCTTCTAACATTTTCTTATGTTATTCAAGACAAAGTTGCATTTGTTTTTCATACCAAGTAATACGCATTTGCTTCATGTCTGCAGTAATAGCATTTAATTTAGATGCCATCATTTTGTACCATTCTGTTGATCCTTTTTTCATCTGCTTGATTGTCTTTTAATGATTTCACGTTTTAATATGGTAAGCCACATCTCCGAAACAGGATTATTTACATCTCTTTTCCTTCCGAGGAATTTCTCAATGTTTACTAAATGAGAAGTTTTAAGTAGTTGCACTTTAACTTTTCCTTCGTGTTGTGTACTCCAATATAATACACCTGCATTGTATTTTTCTTCAAGCTTTTCTGCTTCAATTAGCTTTTTGTTTATTGCTGCTTGTTCAGCATCTTTTTTGCCATCATCATTTATTTGTTGTTGGACATAATAATCTGCAATATCACCCATTTGGTAGAAAGTTATAAATTGTGAATACTAGAGCTTCAATAACGAGCTCAAAAACTGCTGCTTCTAACACATATTGTTTGAATGAATTAGAAAAACGGTCTCCGATTAATACTCGGAAACCGTAAATAAATGCTACTATCATAATTGTATATTAGTTATTTTCTAAAAAATCCTTTGGCAAATCCTGGTTCTATTTCAGTGATTAGCTCTTTCATTTTTTCGCGTTGAGATTTAAACTTTGCTTTACATAGAACAGTTGTGTAATACCTTACCATACAATTAAATACAGCTTTTTGTTCTACTAAAATCACTTTTCGTTCTGCTGTTATTTCAAGAAATCCTTCCAACTTTTTGTATTCTGTGTATAATGCAACAGAATAATCATTTAATTCTTCAAATGCCATGGTTTAATTATTTTCTTTTAAATACACTTCTCTATTCTCACCTTCAAAGAACTCAATAATCTTCTCAAGTATTTCAAGAGAACGATTCTTTGCAAGCATTTCTTTTGGTGTGTAATCAACACCTAAAATTGTTTCTTTGGTTATTTCAACCGGATCACCCGTTTCTCTCCAATACCATTGTTTGCTTAATAAATCTACAGCTTTTGAATATGCATTAGCTCTCTTTTTTCGAATGTAGCTTTGCATTTGATTAGTTGTTAGATTCATTAAGCTAATACGTACAGAAGGTGGTAATCGTTGCAGTTGCTCAAAGAAATCTACATGATACTCATGTATTTTATAATCCTTACCATCTACTGTTAATACAATTGGATCAGGACTTGCTTGTTTACTTTGTAAGTCTTTTGTTTCAGCCATTACTTTCTCCTTTTCTGGCGACCATTCTTCGCCTTTTTACGTTTGTGTGATTTACGATTGTTGTGCTTTTTGCTTTTGCTAGAACGATTATCGCCAATATAATTTATTTTTAAAGGCTTATCATAAAGTGCATTATGATTTGTTATTTTAACTGATTTCCATATATCAATTCTTTGTTTGTTGGATATTTCTATACTCATGTGTATGTTTTATTAAGTGGGTTAAAGATAATACATTAAAATTAATGTATTGATGTATGTTAATAATTAAGTAACAAATAGTCTAATATCCATAACACCTTAAGTGCCGGATTACCCGATGGACATTTACGGTACGCTTCTTTGAATCTTTTATCTGTATATTTACCCTCAAACCCTCTATTGGTAAGGTGTGTAAGCACTTGTTTTCTCATGTTGATATCTTGTTTAAAAGTTGTTTGTAAGTTAATAGTGGAAAAATAACATAAAGGACTATCTTTGCATCTATAATGCCGCCAGTACCAAGCGTAGATTAATTGGTACACATGTTTGAATAGAACAGCAACTACAAAAAATCCCTTGGCCCAACGCATCGTGGCACAAACAAACAAGACGCATTTGTAGTACTAAACAGCATGAAGGACTATAACAGAAACTAAATGTTATTACCTTAAACTCATAACCAAAAGTTATGTTCCCCCGCTAGTCCATATAACTCCTACCAGAACGATAGGTTTTACGAAGACTGAAAACCCTAACTGTATCCAAATTTTCTAGGTACTTGTATTTCATACAGTAGGTAAACTTTATCTCAACCACTCCCTTCGCCAACTCACTTCTAACTCTCATTCGATAAACGTTTTTTACACCCAGCCTCCATATAGGGGGCTTGGGGGTACTTGTTATACCTTATCATACTTCCAGAAAGCCTCCCTTCAACCAACTTCTTCTTCTACTCTTCGATAAAACACAAAAAAATATTAACCACAAAACAAAACCTCAATGAAGCAAACTGCTACCTCGTTAAAACTTATCATAAATAATTATCAGTTTCTCATCATATATATTTTACTAACTAAAACCCTCATCCAGTATAGTACAAGGACTAAACCTTTACTGATAAGGCTTGTAGAGGATATAAATGCTAAGATTTTTAAGGCATGTTGTGTCTTGTTGTGAAATAGTGTAATAAATTTGGTTATGAAAAAGACGATAGAGATTGACAATGTACGCAGGTTATATGTACGTTATGTATATAATAGGAGAGTAGGAGCAACGCGTAATGAGGACTTGTTGTATTGGTTATTTGAGGTAAGTAAATATGGTATGGTCGAGGATGCAAGGCAGCATACAGGATATTTAATGGAGAAGATGGATATAAGCCATACACATTTAAGGCAGTTGTTGATGCAATTGGAACAGTTAGGATTAATAAAGAAGTACCGAGGAAGTATCTTGCTTGATCCATTGCTATTTGAGAAGGACGATAAAATCGATACGGTCGAAATAATTCAAAGGAAGCAGAAGGACAAAGTATAAGGACGGTCTATGGTCGATGCTTCGACTGAGTGTTGAATTATTTTTGTGTTAAATGTTGTTTGTATTGTTTTGTTGTTTATATTTGTTGCGTTATTATATGCCAATGTACTAACAGCTTATTAGAGGAGTGGTAGCCTTTAGTTGCGAAAAGAAAACCCTCACTACTAAATGTAATGAGGGTTTCTTTATTTACTAAGCTTCAACAGCATTTACTTTCGAAGCAAGTTTAGTGTAGTGAACTTCACGGAAGCCACGAGCACCATCACGAACCATTAAACCAATTTGGTTTCCTGTGATATCGTTTACATCTTCGATTTCTTCTCCTGCACCAATTCCTGCATCATTAATGAATTCTCCAACAATTCTTTCGCATTCTGCAGTCTTTTCAGGAGACACGATACGAGCGCCACCTTTGATTGCGTACATTTCGTTTCCGTTGTCAGAAGATTCGAATGTAACATCTTTAGGAACTGCTTGACCTTCGAAGTCAGCTTTGGTTTTATAACCTTTAAGGTTATACCAATGAGTCAATGTTTGACCTTCTGCATTTTCGAATTTAACCTCCAACTGTGGAGTTCTGTCACTCCAATGAGAAGATTGTTTTGCTAATGTTTCAGAAGCTGATGCGATGATTGCTACTGATTCGCCCAATGGGATTAATTTGTCCTCACCATTGAATGCTCTTTTTACTGATACTAATTTCATAGTAATTGTGGTATTTAACTATTGTGTTAAGCAATACTCCATATGGTGGTGGAACATATATTACCTAACAAAAAAAACATAAATACTTTTCAGTACTTATGTTTAATTTGGAATCTCCCATCCAATGGGGCTTGCTTTCTCCTCCCAACTGAGTACGCAACAAGAACCTCCTCAATTGATGTGCACAAAAAAAACATAAATACCTTGCGATATTTATGTTGTATTGGTTAACGTTCAGAGATAAGAGCATTTGCCTCTTCTGCTGTAATGAACATTAACACACCGAATACTGAGAACCATTTTTTCATTGTGTGATAGATTTAGAGATTAATAACAATAATAACATAAATAACATAAACTATTTAGCATAGATAATCTTATACTTAACAAGTTTGTTAGTTCGTTCGAGTTCTTTCTTTTTTGATAGAGCAACAGGATAAGGAGCGTTCATCTTTATAAGTCGAACGACACGCTCTCCATTTAGTTCCTGTATATCCCAAAGTTTATTCTTTGTGCCCATACCAAGTTCCTTTCATTACTTTCATTCGTTCTTCATGAATGTGTGAGCAATGTTGTGATAAGATGTGGTCAATCGATTCCAACTGTTCATTTGATTGGTCGTATAGATAATCAAACTGATTGTTGAAATACAATCTATTCTTTCTTAATTGGCTATCTTCAATGCCAATGAATTTGTTACGCTTGAAGATGCGAGCAATTAAACACATCTTAGTGTTATGCTTATCGATTACTGGTCCACTAAGAACAGCAATCATTGTTTCTGTAAATGTCGGTTGTTGCATGATGATTAATATTAGAGGTTAATAACAAAAAAAACCATCTTACTGCGTATAGGTGTGGTGTACCTAATTTTGCTTATTTTAATTGGGGCGCAAGCCCAATAGTTTCGATCCTTAGATAAATGGGAACTACTTCCATTTACTGCAGATAGCTTATAGCTATCACAAAAAAAACATAAACTTAAACAGTGCAATCTATCTGCACAAAAAGAAAGAAGAAGACTTAACGTCTTCCTCCTTCAATCATTACTATCTCTCCCTTCTTTAACAACTGAGCCTTTCTTTGCATCATCTCCATTAATCGCTCTGCACGCTCGTAGTTGTTATCTTTGCTTTCCCATTCCTTTATCTCATTCTCCAACGCCACTAATTCCTCTACATCAGATTGAGATAAGTTGTCGTTTTGATGATGGTTAGCATGGCTAACTCCATTCATCTGATTTCTTAATCTGTTCATGTGGTAGGTTATTTAAAAGGTTTATAAATCCAACTGCACATATTAATATCTACACCATTCGCTCACGGTTCGACTATTAATACTCAACAAAAAAAACATAAACTCTTTTGAGTCTATGTTATGCAAAGCAACCAACTACTATTATTGCATCTAAGAATAGTAATATTCCCAATACATATAGTGCTTCTTTTGTTGTTCCTTTGAAGTTCGGCATTATCATTAATGTAAGCATGGCATATAGAGTTTAGAGGTTAATAACAAAAAAAACATAAACACCTTTCGATGTTTATGTTGGTGGATGATTAGTCCTGTGCAGGTCTTATTTCTCAAAATCATTAAGAGAACGCCTATGAGTTTGGTTTCCATAATAGTAGAAAGATTTTAGTTTGTGCTCTCTACAATAGAAACATAAATTCACTTATAAGTTAATTTCATAATCCTAAACAGTTCAGCCATCGTATAGAAACAGCCCCCCGGTACAGGCAGATTGATTCCGTCTTCCCTCTCGCGGTGCGACTACCTTCCCGAAAGAATTATAAAAAAAATTTTTTCTTTGTTAAAAATGACAAAATTGTTGTATAGCTAGGAATTTATGTTTAATTTTGTGTATTATCATTTCGGTGATGATCAAAGGCTTATAATTGTGGTAGATTATAACTAAGTCTGTTATTGGTAAGTTGCGGGAGATACGTCCTCCTGTAGCTTGCTGATAGTAGATATTTAAGGACATTTTTAGTAATATTTTAAGGATGTTTTTAAGGATAATTTTGGTATAACATTTAAAAAATTTTGAGATATGACAAAGGAAGAATTTAACAATGGGACGGTGGTAATGAGTAGTGTGGGTTATGATATGGAGGCTGCTTTGATGAAAAGTTTGGATGGAGATGAATTTGCGAAGTCGATGGGATGTGTTGGTTGGGATAGTGTAATTAGTGTGTTTCCTGCTGACTTGGGGGATAGAAACATATTGGACAAGGAAAATGTGAGAACGAAGAATGTGATGAAGGTAAGATGTGATTTGATATTCTTTAAGACGCAGGATGTGTTTGATTATTATTTGAATAAGAATGTATTGTATTATGTAAGGAATTAGTGATGGTTGGCTGGGAGTGTTTCCGGCCGACTATTTTTTTATAAATTAACAAAAACAAAAGCTATGACAAAGAAGAGTAATGACATGATGATTGGCTCCATTAAATTGGTAAATGGGGGCTTTAAAGGTTTGGAGATAAAGTATCTTGAAACGAATGTAAAGAATGGTAATACGTTCATTGATGAGGTGAGTAGAAAGCGTAAGTTGCCGATACCTGGGGAGATGATAAATCTGTTTGAGGATTTGGGAAATTACTTGTTGGATATTTGCGGATATACGACAGCGGAGGTAGAGCGTAAAATATTGTTGAACAACCTTGAGATAACAGGTGTGGATGCGGGTAGTGAGAGTTTTTTGATTAAGGGTAAGTTGAAGGTATTAACGGGAACGAAGACTATTCCGTTGAATACGCCATTGATTAAGGAATCGGATGAGTTCGATGGGTTTGATGCTGTTATGGAATTAGTAACAAGTATTTACAAGGAGGCGAAGGAGTATGTAGGTGGGAAGATGATGAATCAGGAGCAGTTGGTAATGACGTTCTATAAGGACAAGGATGGCTTTGATCCGAAGGAATTTGCGAAGTTGCCGGATGCGGAGAAGAAGCGAATTGCGACAAGTGCGTTGGAGGAGATGGGAGTAATTGTAATTGACCAATCGGAAGTGGATGAAGTGATTGACGGTAATGTAAACTTAGGTCAACCACAGTTGGGAGCAGGCGAGCAGGAGTTGGTGATTGAGGAGATAGCAAATGCTGGCGATGAAGATGAGTTGCAATTTGAACTGGGGGAATAAGTATGGCATTACAGACGAAGGTTTTTAGAGTAGATGAAACACATCAGTACTTTGATGATAATGGGTTGGAGTATATGAGTGTAAGTCGATTGCTGAATATGATATCACCTGTATTTAATAGGGATTTGATGGCAACGATGTCTGCAAAAAAGAAGGGTGTTTCGAAAGAATCGCTTTTGAAGGAGTGGGATGAAAAGACTACGAGTGCTCAGGTTCATGGTACGCGCATACATGATGCATTGGAGAACTACATTTTGAATGCTGAAATTTCGAAAGAAAATGCGGATTTAGAATTCCTTATTAAAACGGTATGTAGTAGTTACAATGAGTATTACAGAAGATTGCCAGAGGAGATATTGTACAATGAAGAATTTCGTTTGGCAGGTGCCAGTGATTTAATATTGTTGTGTAGTAATCATAAAAGTAGTAAATTTGACATTGAAGATTTCAAGACGAATGTATCGAAAGGTATTCAGTTTTATGATCCTTATGGTAAGAATTTGCTGCATCCGTTGGAACATTTGGAGGCTTGTAATTACAACAAGTATGCGTTGCAGTTGAGTTTCTATGCGTACATGATGGAGAAGATGACAGGAAAGAAATTGAGAAAGATGAACATTCTGTTTATACCACCAGAGAATACGTTAGCATGGAGAAGAATACCGGTACCGTATATGAAGTTAGAAGTAGAGGCCATATTGAATTTCTATAAAGGTTCTATTTTGAAAGCGGTGATGGGAAGTAGAAGACCAGCGCAACAAATTGAAAATCAAACAGTTGCAGAGATGCCTAATTTTGATATGTAATGGAATTATTATTTAATATTGACAAAAAGGGTAGTGTTGTGTTAGTAAACGAAGCAATGGATTTATGTCCTGAGCTTCGTTTTTTATCACACGAAGAACGATTATACATTGTGTTGGTGTATGACTACTACTCGATGTATAGGCAATACTCGGAGCAGGACCGAATAAACAAAGCGCGCAATCACCTAGAAACTGTATTAGGTGTTTCGATTGACAATACTTCAACTAAGATGGCCATGGCTATCGATGCTTACAAGTCGTTACAGTATGATCCAAAACGAGAGCTTGTAAATATTTACAAAATAAAAATTCAGACGTTAAGTGATGATTTGCAAAAAGCAATAGCGCCTTCTGCAATAAAGAATATTTTAGATTCACAGAAAACATTAAAGCAAGTAACAGAAGATTTGATTCAAGAAATCGAAATGGGGCTTGAAGCTAGAGCTACTGTAAAGGGTGGAGGTACGTTATCATTTATTGAGAAGTTGAAAATGAATAAAGATTTGTATTTACAAGTTATAAAAAGTAGAGGGTAAGTATGTTTAGTATAGGTCGTCCTATTGTAAAATCAAGACAATTCTGCCCAAACCCAGTGGCAAAATATGGTATTCCTGTATATGCTGATAGTGTAGTAAATCCAAAAGTTATTGGTACAAATGCTTGGCAACAGTGGTGGGAAGAGCAATTGCATTATTGTATCAATGGATATGATGCAGGTGGCTTATGGATTTCTGGACGTTATTACTACTACTTAAACTTTTTCAATACAAGTTCTATTGTTGGCTTTGGCGCTGAACATCCTGACTATATGGATTATCAGTATGAGTATTTTATGCTTGTAGAAGAAGCCAAAAAATTAGGAAAAAATATTGTTGTTCCGAAAGGCCGAAGAAAAGGTTTGTCGGTAATGACTGCATGTATTCTTGACCATGGCTTTAGATTATTGCTAACATACAAGGCGGGTATTGCTGCAGGTATTAAAGATTATTCCGATGACTTTATTGACAAGTGGAAGTTCAATAATATGCATGTGGCACCTGAGTTAAGAACACGTTTATTAAGTAAAAATTACGATGATATTATTGCAGGTTGGGATGAGAAGAATGAATTAACAGGGGAGTGGGAGCAGAAGGGTACAATGAATATGATTTATTCTCGTACTATGCATACCGATCCACAAGTGTTCAAGGGTAAATTTTTGAATGATGTTATTTTTGAAGAGTCGGGAGAGTTTGATAACTTACTTGAAACATACCGAGCAACAAAGGCTTGTTTGATGTGGGGAGATAGACAAGAGGGTACGATGTATATTTATGGTACTGGAGGTAATATCAAAACGGGTTCAAAAGGATTTGAACAGATTTGGCACCATCCAGACGATTACAATGCATTGAAATATTATGTAAGTGGAAGTAAGTTCTATCCACCATTCCTTGCAGGTTCTAAGAACAAAGAAGGAAAAGTTATTGAGGATATTCCTAACTTATTACACTACGAGCCTTATCAACGTGTTGGTATGGAAGATGAGGTGCGTGCGAATGAGGTAATCAAGGAAAATAAAGCGGCTTTATTAAAAGCAGGTAACTTGAAAGATTATTGGGAATATTGTAAGGATTATCCTGGCGATATAAAAGAAGTATTCCGCGTTGCGGCTTCTAACTATTTTCCACAAGAACAATTAAACAATCAAGCATACAAATTAGAATCAGAAGAATTAAAATATATTCCTTACCGATTAGAATGGATTAAAACAGAAAAAGGAGAAATTGTTGTTCCTCACCAAGTGAGAGCAATACCGATGATGCCTGACGAACCGGAAGATGAAGCTGTTTACATTTTATTGAATGGACATCCTCAAGGACGTATAAGAAATTTGTATGTGGCAGGTGTCGATAGTTATGACCAAGATAAATCAGATACATCAAGTTCATTAGGAGCTATGGTTGTGTTGTCGGGCGACTATGATTTTAAAGATGTTCCTAAAAATACTCCTGTTGCTCTTATCCGTACACGTCCAAAACGTAAAGAGAAATTCTATGAGATGTGTGCAATGCTTTCTGTTTATTACAATCTAATGGAAAACACATTGATTGATTTTGGTAAGCCAGCAATCATTCAGTGGTATAAGGACCATGGACTACAAAGATATTTGGCAAAGCGTCCACAAAAGTTCGAAAGTGAAAATTCTGACCAAAATCATGATTACGGTGTTTCGATCAATACCTATTCTAAACCTAAGATGGTTGGTTTATTACAAACCTATTACCTTGATTATGGCGATACTATTTGGTTTAGAGTAATGATTGATGAAGCATTGCGTTATGATGAGTTAGAAAAGGAATCTGATAATGATACGGTGGATGCATTGGGTATTGCATTGATGCAACGTATAAGCATTGGTGCTGCAAGCTATTTCAATGAGGCACAGATTGAAGAACAGAATCCATTTGCTTATCCTTCATACGAAGAAGATAGTTTTGGAAATATTACTATGGGTGGAAATATGAATCAACAGAATCCATTTAATTACCAAAACAAACAGTTGGAAGCAGATCCTTTTATTTTGAATTTGCACAATGAGGAAATCAATGGTATTGAGGATTTTGATAATTTTGATTAAGAGTGTTGATTTTTTTTTTAAATTAGCACAAAATTAATACATATACAACATGGCTTTTTTTCCTCGTCAAGATATACCACAGGTACAGAAGAATGAATCTTATGCCAAAGAACATAGAGATTATGCAAAAGCATTACTTGAATTAAAGAGAACTGCTTTAGATAAAAAGACACGATTGTATCAAGCATACAATGGTGAAACATCTTCTGCTTCCGTAAAATATTTAACACAAACATACGGTAAAAAGAACCGAACAAAATATGTTGATTATCGTTTAGGTAAACCTAAAATCGATATGTTGAATAATGAATTTTTACAACGTCCGTTATATTCAACAATAAGCACAATTAATTTAGATGCAAAAACTGCAAAGCTTGACAACTATGAAATGATGTTAGGTGCAGCACATGCAAAAAAAGAAATTGAAAAACTAAAAACACAAGCAGGGGTTGATCCTTTGAATGGCGCAGAAATTCCAGATTTAGAAGATGAATCTACATGGAATACAATGAACTTCAAAGAGAAGAATGAAGTGTTGATGCAGACGCTTATTGATACTGCAATTAAAGAGAATAAATTAAAATTAAAGTTTGCAAAAAATTTCCAAGATTTAAAAATTGTATCTGAATGTTTTGGTAAAATTGATATTGATGAAAATGGTGACGAATCATATATTCGTATTGATCCAAGAGATGCAATCTATGAAGAAATAAATGATGATTATTTCTTAGAAAAAACTCCTATAATTGGTGCAAGACAATTGGTACCAATCCATAATATTCTAATGCGTTATCGTTTAACAAAAGAACAACGTGATGAATTAGATACAATTCGTAAAAGCCAAAATAGTAATGGTATTAGTGGTTATCAAATGCACGAAGGAAATATTTGTGCAGAGGTAATACATATCGAATGGAAAACAAATACTCCATTATACTTTAAGATTTCTCCAAAAACAAAAACTCAGTTAGAATTTGATGATAGTCAAAAAGATTATCGTATAGAATTGAATACAGAGTACTATGAAAACAATATTGACAAATTCACTAAAGATGTAGATGCAGGTAAATATGCAATCGAAACCAAGTGGAGAGAAGATATTATGGAGGCTACATTTATTGGACAAAACATTGTTGTTGATTTCCAATTAAAAAAGTTTATGACTCGTAGAATTGATCAACCAGGAAATGTTGTTGGTTTTTCATATACTGGAGCTGTATTTAATACAGTAAATGGATTAAGAGTTTCATTGCAAGAAGTTATTGAAAACTTTGGTTCTGCTTTTAATGTTACTATGTTTCAAATTTTGAAAGAAGTAAATAAAGCAAAAGGTAAGGTGTTAGGATATAATCGTGCTGCATTGCCGAAGAATAAAACTATTCAGCAAGTTATGTATGATGCGTTAAATGATTCGTTTGTAGATTACGATACATCATCATCAGGAAATTGGGGTGGTAAAGATTTAGATATTACCAATATGTTCAAGGAAATTGACTTAGGTATGTCAAGTTCATTCCCTCAATTGATTATGCTTAAACGCGAATTAATGGCGACAGTTGATAGATTAACAGGTATCAACGAAAATCGTGAAGGGCAAATCAAGGCATCATCAACAGCATCAAATGCTCAATCATCAATAGAGGCATCAAGAACAATAACCGAAGGGTTGTTTTACTTTATGAATTTGTATGTTGAAAAGGTATTGTTGAAGTATGTTGAAACAATGAAAGTAACTTGGGGCTTGTACAAAGTAGAAAAAGCAAAAGTTATTTTAGGTGATGACATGTTTAGCTTTATGCAATTGACTAGAGATATTTACAATAATGATTATGCTGTAAATTTAGTTGATGGTGGAAAAGAAATGAGCATTCGTAATTACATGCAAGGATTAGCAGAGGCTTCTTTAAATGCAAAGGAATTGCGTTACAAAGATGTATTAGCATTCCAATTAACTGATACCTTAACTGATGGAAGAAAAGTACTTGAAAAAGCGTGGGAAGAACTTGAGGGTATTCGTCAAAAAGATGCACAAGCTCAATTAGAAGCTAATGCCGCAAATGTAGATAAACAAATGAAAACTCAAATCGAATTAGCACGCGAAGACAGAGAGGACCGACAAGCATCTGATATTGAAAAAATTATTACAAAAGGTGATACTGATATTCGTGTAAATGCTGCAAAAGGAAAAAATCAATTAATTATTGACCAGAATAAAATTGATAACGAAAATTTGCAAGTTGAATAAATTTTGTATATTTGAACAATTAAATACTTTTTTTTAATATGAAAACACCAGCAATGAAACAAATTCCAAGTTCACAAAAAATAACAAGGAATGATGATTATGTAGAATCAGAAGGAAAGATTACTGAAACAATTGATCCACGTCCTACGTTTCAGATTTCTGAGGTTCATGCACCTCAAATAAAAAACTGGAGTCCAAAGAAAAAATATAAAATGGAAATTGAAGTTGAAATGATTGGCTCTCGTGTTGAAACATGGGGAGCAATGAAAGGTCAACTTGTTGGTGAATTTAAAATTTGCGCATTTAAAATGGATGATGATAAAGATGAAAAAGATGAATATCCAGAAGGA